GTTTTATACTTAACCAAATCGAAACAGAAGTCCTCCATAGTATACTCCAGCAGCTTCTTCCGTTTAATGTGCTGCCCTGCATACATGCTTTTCCTCTTCATCTCGTAATCCATCATCAACTCAACATTTCTGATTGCGTAGCCTCCCTGAAACGCTTCGAAAAATTTGCAAAATTTCAAATCGTTTACTGCTCCCAGATGCATGTACGATATTAGTCTCGAAAAACTCGTCTCGACATCATGCACTACTTGTTCTGGGTGCAATGCCATGTTGAACCAATCAAAAGTGCTGCGGTAAAGGAAACCACGTCTCCACTGATACCCAAGAAAGCTTTTGTCTGGTTTTGTTGCGGTCATGACTTCGGTCTTGTCAACAGATAAAACTGCTCCGAACGCTTCGAATAGAAGTTTACTCATCTTCTCTACATCAGGTCTTTGAGGCAACACGATGTAACCATCATCCCCTAAGACTTTTTCAGTGTCTAGCGAATAACCTAAATAGAAACACATGCTTTCCAAGTAGATCATCGTTACGATACTTCCAATGAGTTGAGTGTACCCGCTTCCTGAAACAATACCACCGTTATACCATAATAACCTGCCCGAAGGTGTCATGATAGGCGTGTGAATAAAGTAGTCGCGTGAAAACTCAAAGACTCTTCTCCATCTCTTCTTCTGCGCTTCACAAAGTTTAACTCCATCAAAGTGATCAAAGTCGAGGATACTCTCCAAAACCTCAAATGCTTTTTCCAAAACTTGGACCTTGACTCCCGTGTCAAATCCCGAGAAATCCGTACGAACGGCAGAAAAACCGCGAGGGTAAGTCTTGGTCATAAGGTCTCTCAATCTTGGAAGGACGTTGGCTCCAAAGAAAAGAGGGCACTCAGGGTCGACTTTCATCTTTTCATAGATTCTGCCGACATAAGTTTGCTCAATTAATTGGATCGCGGCTGGAACGACATAAATAATTCTTCGTTTCTTACTCGAAAAATGATGCAAATGTCCGCGCGTGCCAAGAGTCGTAGGTAGGACCGGGGTTTTACACTTCGTTCTAACGTCAAGAGCGATTGAGTACGCTTGCT